TTGCCGCAACGATTGCTAATAGTGCAGTTGATATTCCAATGCTTTCAGCAACAGGCACACCATCGGCAACTACATTCCTGAGAGGTGATAATGTATGGGCAACTCCGGCAGGCGCAAGTCCTACTGGGTATTATGCCATGTATCAGGATTTGTTCACCCAGACTGCGGCAGTTAATAATACAGGCTATCCGATGAAGTTCAGGACAATGGACTTGAGCAATCAGGTAACTGTTGTAAGTGATTCAAGAATAACCTTTGCTAATGCCGGGATTTACAATCTACAATTCAGTAGCCAATTTCAAAACAGCGATAATGCTCAACATGACATAACAATATGGATAAGGCTTAATGGTACTGATGTGCCAGGAAGCGCAGGCTTTGTTCAAATCCCTGCCCGAAAGGCAGCAGGGGCAGGCAATGAAGGCCATCTAATTACAAGTTGGAATTACCTATTAGATGTTGCGGCAGGTCAATACTATGAAATTGTCTGGAGTACAGACAATGCGGCCAATGTAACTATGCAGTTTTATGCTGCCGCAAGTCCTCCTCCATCTACTGCCTCTACCATTTTCACGGTAACCCAACAGGCAGGGATAATGGCAGGGACTGGCATAACCGGAATGGTAGGCACAACAGGGCCAACCCAAACCGGAGCAACTCAGACCTTTGCCAGTAGTGATATGACCATTACTTCTGCCGCTAATACTCACACCTTTGCAATCCCAAGTGCCGGGATTGCAACCAATGGACTTGTTGATACTTCTGCCCAGACATTCACAGGCATTAAGAGTTTCGGGAATGGAGCAAGTGCAGGAGAGATAAGGCTAATTGAGCCAAGTGGCGGAGGAACAAGTTCCGTAGGTCTTAAAGCCCCATCAATAACCGCAGGAGACATCACATTCACCCTGCCAAATTCAGATGGCACAGCGGGAACAGTAATTCAGACCAATGGCTCAGGGGTTCTATCATGGGTTAATAATGGAGGGGCAACGGCATTGCAGTTTCTTAAAAATACAACTGGAACTATAATCACCAACCCTGCCGGAAACACTATTCTTGAAACATTGACAATTCCGGCAGGAACATTTACCTCAAATAATGCCTTTTTATTAACTGTTAGATGGTTGTCAACTGTCACAGTTACTACAAGTAGTTGGTATATAAGCATTAATACAACACCGACCATTGGAGGAGTAAATGTTTTAGGGCCAGCAAGTGTTGGCGCAGGGAATGCGTCTCAAAATGGCATCCGTGCATTTTATTTATTTGGAGGAGGTTCAGGCAACACAACCAGATATATGGACGCTCCTTTTGTAAGTAGCTCAGCTGCTATGACTGCAAATACCGCAATAGACTGGTCAATAACTCAATATATAGTTGTTTGGTTTACCGCATCAGCTAATAGGGTTATTCAAAATGTAATTATATCAACCACACCAATCTAATGGAAGAGATTATACTAACAAATGGTCTAATAAATTATAGAGGGCAACTATATAATTATAGTGATTTGACCGAGATTGACAACGCAGTCATTATTAGACTTCTTATTAGTGATTGTGATTTTGACGTTACAGTAGTAGCCAATGAAGTAAGCATCAACGGCATCGTCCAGACATCGGCACAGATGATAATTGACACACTTAATAATGGGTAACGCTAATCCGTTTTACAGATTCAAGCAAGGGTGGAATGCCGGTTTCTATCCGGATAACCAGATAGTCTCTGACTTGCTCAATGAAATTCAGGGGCAGATAACCACTCTGCTGCCTACATGGGTAACCATTGGCACTACAACCATAAGTCAGTTAAGGCAAAGCGTTAAGCAGCTTGTGCAGGCCTATAATGAGTTGCCATATTTTGGCAACTTTGAAATAATCTATACCACTGCGCCCGATCCTCCATTTATGGACTACTATATTTACATTAGAGACAACAGCCTCTATGTGAATGACAACACACAGCAATTATTGATAACTGGTCAGTACAATGCCACTACGAATGTAATTGCATCGGCAACACTTACACCATTCACTCCTGGTGCATACACAGGCTCATTTGCTGAGCCATTAATTAATGAGGAGCTAAAGGTTAGTGAGGCATTGGAGATAGTAAACATCAATGGCTCTGCCATCTTCCCGATTACCTATTCATTCAACCCAATCAGCAATGTTGCCACATCAGGATTAGCTAGGGGAGACAATTGGTTTCTTGATGGCAATGGCAATCCAGACAGGCAACCCGTTCCTAACCTGCCTTATGAGAATAGGCGCACATTTGAACTGCCTCAACTCAATGGCGATGACAATTACATCATCAGCATTATGGAGCGCATCATTGCCGCCTCACTTGCTGACCCTGATTACACAACATCAATATTAGCAGAGTACAATAAGTACACAATGCCTGAGGGATGGACTAAGGCCATTGCTCATCCAGCCTTCACAACCTATGACCGAGTTCAGATTAACTTTGTTGATGCCTCCAGAAGAAAGTTCATTCTAGTGGGCAGGCTTGATGGCACTTGGCTTTGGCAGAGGTTTGTTTCTGATTTGTACGGAAATTCTCCGTACAACTTTTTAACCGGCTACACTGAGACAGCGGCTCTTCCTTATGAGCCACTTCAGGCTGGCAGATGGATTTACAATGATGATACATTCGACTTTGAGTTCGTAGATTTTACCTCAGGCTGCTATGTCAGCCCAGAGTTCTATGCTATGCCTGCCAAGCCAGGAGACCAGTATCAGTTCAATGTAGTAGAGGGCAACCTGACAGGCATTAACTCGGTAGATGTTGGCCTATTCCAGCAGGATGGACAATTCATTCAGAAGATAGGTGAGGCAAGCAGAAACTGCTGCATGAGCCTAGTATTGCCTTACATCACAACAGATGGAGAGCTGCCAGCCTATGATGACTGGGATTCATTTATTGACATCCTTGTCGGGCCTGCTCCGCTTCAGTTCTTCTTTTCTAATGCCACTACCAACTACACTGGCACAGGAGCAGCAACTGAAATTAGTGGGCAGCTCGGAGTAATTGCTGCCACACTTCCGGCAGGAACTGTAACTGTCTATGATAAGCAGGTGTTCATTGATGCTGTTGCTGCTCTCACTTGGCCTGTTGGCTTAGAGGTAAGCGGGGAAATAGTAGTAGTAGGCGGAGTTGAGCGAGTGCAGCTTAATTTCTGCAACTATCAGTCTGCTGACTACCCAACCATCCAGACTAAGTCAATAATTGATGAGGTTGAGTTTTTTAGCAGCTACATTCAGGAGTTATGCTGCGCCCCTACCCAGATGCAGGCCTCAGTCACCATTCCGGCAGTGAAGGCAGGATGCTACCGCATGGGCCTTTACAATGCTCAAGAAACAGGAGGAGGCACAACCTGCGAGCTGACATTTACTTATGAGATAGTAGATGGAGTTGATTCCTACATTGACACTATCAATGAGACCTACCCACTAAAGTACTACGGATTTAGCCTCTATAATGGAGTTGATTTTTCACAGACTCACCTTATTCAAATTCCTGACACTTTCCCTCCTCCTGGTGGATTGACTCTAACTGCCATCATTGATTTCAGCAACACTATTCCAGGCATGGTCTGCACTTACGATGAGGAGACCAACACATTAGCTTGGAGCTGGACAGTCACTGTTGATTGCAACATTGAATATTCAATGTATAACAACATCATGAATGTAGATGAGAGCGTAATTGACACTCGCTTTTCAACAGCCACTCAGAGCTGTTCCTGCGAGGTAGTTGATCTCAACGCCTACTCACTTTACTCCCTGAGCAACATTATCAACATTGACCCATCTGATTGCTTCAGCACCATGCTTGAGTTCTGGTCTGATAATAATACAATGGCTCAAGGCTATGAGTACTTCGACAACTGGAAGCAGAAGGTCAGGATAGGCCTTAATGGAGGAGGAGAAAAGCCAATCATTGAGGAGAACTTATACAGGCAGAGCAATGGTGTCCATCGTAGGCCACAGAATAAACAAGACTTATCGTTAGATTTGCATACGGATTTCTTTGACCTCGAAACACAGTTAGCGATGACCGATGCCACCCGGCATCCTTACCTAATCTGGTCAGGAAAGCCAATATTTGTGAAAGGGGATATTGAAGTAGCCACCATTCAAGATTTCACGACACAAAGCTCTTTTGAGACTTTATCACAGATGAAGTTTCAGGCACTGCTCCAGGGCTTCCAGCCCAAGAACTCAAGCTGTTTAAACTGCTAAAAAACATGTCAATTTTCTCACTAACATGCCCCGATGTAGGGTGCTATCAGAATTTCCTCTGCGACCCAGAGTTTCAGAATAAGATTGTCGCTGTGGCCTATGTGCGCAAGTCTGCCGCCCTTACTGCCCAGGAGAAATCAACTGCTGACCTATGGATTGCTGCTCTCTATGACCGCTACCTTAGCGGTGAGGCTTACCTTGTGTTCAACACATCCGGTGAAAAGCCAAAGCCTGAAACAGCCACAACTGCTGGCCGAGGCATGCAAAACACCAAAGCACTTGCCAAGACTCACACACTGACCTACCAGGACATGCAAGGAGTTGTACAGTCAAATGTACAGTTCTACAATGACATCCTAGGCTCTGCTCAGAACTTCGATTTCTACTACTTCACACCAAATCGCATCTGGGATGCCTCTGGTCTATATGTGACTGTTATCGGTGACCCAATCATCACTGCTGACCTGAACACTTATCAGCAGGCTGAGGTAGTTGTGAACTGGGTGAGCAAAGTCAATGCTCTGCCTTACGAGTTCGATACTGATACATTCCTCGAAGGCCTGTATTACATCATCTCCTTCACCGGAGGCTCTGGAAGTACCTATGTCGGCAACACCATAACAAGTGCATGCACAGACCCTCAGACTGTCACCTTTACAGGAGTGCTTAACATTGGTGCAATCTCTGGTGCGCCTGAGCAGGTCTGGTCAATTGAGCAGCAGAGTGGCAGTGATGACATCACCGAGATTGGACTTGACATTGATGCCGAGACTGGTGAACTCACTTGGAATCCTGTCGGCCTCATTGGCACTTATGTCTTCACTGTTACGGTTACCAATGAATATGGTTGCGTGTTCGGTCAGGAGACAATTACACTTAATGTAGATTGCGGAGCTTAATTTAACAAGCTAACATGGAAGAGTTAATCGGGGTACTACTATCGAAATTGCTAGACCGGAAAATCCGTGAAGGCAGGCACGACTATATTGCGGAGGCCAGGGAAAAAGCTGAAGAGCTTGAGTATCATTTCGAAAATGAGTACCCCGAAAGACTCCTCAACTCACAACATCCATCGGAAGAGCCTTGGATGAAAGACTACCGCAAGAAGCGATGGCAAGCACCTACCACAACTGCCACAGGCAGAGTATACACTTTCCTGCAAAAGATTCAGCAGGCCGATGACTTCAAAATCACCTTTGAATCTGACTTCCAAAAGACAGGCATAGCTGAGCGCATTGGCCTCTACAATAACACCTTAAAGCACTATGTAACCGAGGAGCTGCCTAAGACTGGCAGCCTTGATACATGGCTTTTTAATGTGTTTCTCAAGACCTACCTTAAGGACAGTAATGCCGTTGTAATTACCGTTCCAGACTTTGAGGAGTTCATAAAAGACCCATCAGCAGTCACAACATTAGACTGGAGCAGGCCTTACCCTCAGATAATTGAATCTGAATACCTCATTTGGGAGGATGAGAGCTTTGTCATCACCAAGGTAGAGGACTATGTGGACATGAATCGCAAGAAGTGGGATCAGTTCTTGTGCATCACAACAGAAGGCCTGATGCTCTTCAGGCAGGTCAATCAGTACACCTATGATCAGCCATTCCAGGTATTCATTCTGCCCTACCAATTGGGCTACCTGCCAGCATGTAAAGTAGGCAACATTATCTATGAGGAGGAAGATGGCAAGCTAGTCTATGACTCAGTCCTTGCGCCTTGTCTGCCCTCATGGAATGAAGTGCTTTTTAGGACTGATGACCTGAATATACTTTGGGCCATGCACGCTTTGCCTCAGAAGTGGGCATTGAAGATGTCACCATGTAAGACATGCAATGGCACAGGGATAAGAACTAACCGAAAGGATGAGCGAGTAAGCTGCAACGATTGCTCCGGCTCAGGTAGAGCAAGTTCATCACCTTTTGGCCTGATGGAAATCAACATTGACAGAGTTTCTGCTGTCAATCCTAACCCGCTTGTGCCGCCAGTGCCTCCGGCAGGCTACATAGAGAGGCCAGTAGAAACAGTTAAGCTATTCCAGGAAGACATCTTACAGAAGGAGTTTCAAGGCTTTAAGGCTATTGGCCTTGAGTTGCTTGGACAAATTCCGGCAGCTCAGTCAGGGATAGCCAAGGAGTATGACAGAAAGGAGCTTAATACCTTCTGCTTCTCGGTGACTGTGCATCTTGCTCAGGTGTATCGCAAGGTTTGCTTTTATATTATGCTCCAGAGGTATAATGCACTCTTTGCATCTTCCCTAATGGACAGCGATAAGATTCAGGCTGCACTTCCGCAAATCACTGTGCCTACTGACTATGATGTGCTGACCTCTGACATGGTAGCTGAGCAGCTCAAGAAGGCAGTTGAAAGCAAGTTCAACCCACTTATCACATCAGGGATTGAAATGGATTATGTGGAAAAGCTATACGGCGAGAACAGCATTCAAAAGACTTATCTCAAGCTACTCAGTAGCCTTGATCCGTTGCCATTCAAAAGCACTGATGAAAAGACAGTACTCCTGGCAAGTAATGGCTGCTCTCAATTAGACTACATCCTGAGTGCCAATCTCGCAGGCTTTATCACTCAGAAAGTGGAGGAAGATGCGACATGGTATGATAAACCATTCAGCATTCAGCGAGCAGAACTCTATACAATGGCCGCTGAGAAGCAGGCTCAGATCAGAGCAGGCATTGTGCCTATAATGGACAACATGAGCGACTCAGGTGCATCCGATGAGGATTCAGATAACCTAGGCAAGCTACCACTCGCAATTCAACAGCTATCACTTGCTGCGGAAAGAGCAGGTAAGGCAGGCAACACTGCGCTCTTTAAAACACTTAATGATAAGATTAACAATCTGCTTGGTGAAATTGGATAATAGTGGCAACACCTACTGAGTTAATCAAGCAGATTCAGGAATTACAACTGGCAATTGAGAGCCGGATGGATGAGGCATTGCCGAGAGTGTTTGCCAAGCTATCCGACCAGGTGATAGACTTGGCCTCTGATTTGTCACTTGACCCAAAGGACAGGGCCAAGTCATTAAAGGAACTGATAAAACTCAAGAAGGACATTGCCAACACCATCATCACGAATGCTCCTTATCAACTTCAGGTGGCTGAGGTCATCAAGGGATTTGAGATGCTGGCTGAACTTAGCAATGAGTACATAACGCTGGCAATTGGTGATTTCAAACCAAAGAAGGCACTCTATGAGGCAATTCTGGAGGCTAACATAGCCACTACAAAGGATGCTCTACTAGGTGGAGGGATAAGTGAGAACTTCGGCACAGCAATTCAGGAGGTCTTAAAGGATAACATTGCAGGCATTGGCACAAGGTCAGAGCTAAACAAGACACTCAGAAAGTTCATTGAAGGCACTGAAAAAGATGCTGCATTTCTAAATCGCTATATCAAGCAGGTTACTAATGACTCAGTGATGACCTTTAATGCCGAGTACATTCAGACCATTGCGGAGGATTTAGATGTTGAATATTACCTGTATTCAGGAACTGTCATAGCCGACTCAAGGCCATTCTGCGTGAGCAGGGCAGGCAGATACTTTACTACTGAACAGGTTAAGGACTGGGGCGATTTGGGCAAGTGGGATGGCAAGAATACCAACACCAACAGAACAACCATATTCATCTACCGAGGCGGCTACAATTGCCGCCATCAGTTGTGGCCGGTAAGCAAAGAGCAGTATGAGGCTG